CGAACCAACAAGAACCACATTATCGGCCAGGGCCGGACTCACATAGATAGGCCGTCCGAAAAGCATGCTCCTAAAGCCGTCCGTCAGCGTGCCCATGTAGAAGCCAGCCGAGGATGTTTCCTGGCGTTGGAGCTTGGTTAAGGTCGCGGCGTTCATGAACCAGACCGCGTCGGCCTTGTAGGGCTCTTTGAGCTGGTTCCAGATCGTAATGAGAGCGCCCAGGCCTTTGTTCGTCCCGTCCAAGAGGTCTGCGGCCGCGTTGAGAGCCGTATAAATCCCCAGGGGTTGGCCCGTGCCTGACCCGGTGAGAAAGAGCTCGTCCTCTTTCTCACCCAAAGCCTGTAAGAGGATGTTGGTTATGCTGGATTGGAGGATCGCAAAGTCGTTCGCGGCTTCATAGGTGATAGTGAGAGGCGCAACGACATAGCAAATCTCCCAGTTCGCCGAACCTAGCGTGGGTTCACTTTCGCTCGCAGGAGCCTGCCCCTCTGTAGCTACATAGGCCGTTGCGGCCCCGGCCAGGGGGTATTTTCCGGTTTTGGTTGCGGAACGAATCGTGCGGAATATCCTTCTCCCCACAACCATGGCGTTGAATGCCGCCTCCACCTCGGCCACGATGTCCACGGGCAAGAAAGGAACCTCTGAGCTAGTGAGGGCCTTCTGGACGACTGCCTCACCGAGATGGGCTTTTGCAAGGCTTATGGCCTGCTGATAGGCCTCAGTCCCCGCAACGCCCATATCCTTTCCTTTGGCCGCTATGTGGGCCGCAACCCACAGAGCCATAGGATCAGCTGGAACCGCCTTCACGACCGGTATCGCCGCCGACTGAGGTTTGGTCTCAGCTACCTTCACGAGGCCCTCAGCTGTCTGGGCCAGAGCCTCAGTCGCCTTTGTGAGGCCTTCTGAGGCCTCAGCTATTTTCGTGAGTGCCTCTTTGACACTCATTCCCTCGTTTGTCATGTCTACCTCCTTTGTTTTTTGTTTTTGTTTTAGAGGGTTTTCTCTCGGTTGTTTCCTCTGTCTTAGTGAGGATGATTTCCTCTTCTATCCTGTTTGCAAAGCCCCTATCCTGGAGCCACTTGACCTGCTCCTGGGTAAGCTCATCGCCGTCTTTAACCCAACCCCATGGGGTCAGTGTGGGGAATGGGGATTTATACCTGACCATGAAGCACCTCCAACATGGTAATAACATCCTCTAGCTCCTGGAATGAGCTACAGGTTTTATTCTCAAGCTCCTCTATGGAAAGCTCATGGAACTCAGGGGGTTCGCGGTCAGCTTTCCGATAATATTTTACCAGGTGGTTATAGACCTTCTCACGGTCTTTTTCTGGGATGTCAACCCCTCCTCTGGCTCCTAGAAGGGTCGCCATAGCGGCCACGATTCCCCGCCAGATAGCGGTAAGACGGCCATCAACAACATCCGCTATGGGAAGCTTATAGGAACCGTAATTATCGGGGTTTTCCTCGTCATACCACACAAAAGCTTTCCGATATTTCCCCCAATCTATCGTCTCTTTATCGGGCCCGCCTGCCCACTTAGCCACACGGGCTCTTGCCGCGGCCGCGTCCCAACTCCTCTCCATGTCCAGAGGCAAATCCTGGAATGGCACAACGGAACGAACGGATATGGTCATGGCCTCTCTGTTCGCGGGAACGGCTACAACTGAGACCTCTATGAGCTCCCATTCGCGATATATGTAGCCCCCGCTCTCACGCGGTTCCCACTTGAGGGGGATAAAGCCTATACTGAAGCTATTTACGAACCCCCTCTGGATTTTGTCGTATAGGAGTTTGGCCTCAGGATCGGCCATATCCCACAGGATCGTGGCCCTCACGGTGTTCTCAGTCGCGGTTATCTCCTTGACGCGGCCCACGACATTCCTGGCCTCATACCTGTGGTCAGTTAAAACAGGGGGAAGGGTCTGATACCTGAGGCCAGAGGGGACAACTATATCCCCTTGTCGGTCTGGATTTCCCGTGGAGATAATGGCCTCCACTATTCCCTCGTCCTCTCCTTGCATGGCCTTTATCGTAGCCAACCAGGTTTTTCTTATGATCTCTGTCATAGCTATCTTACCTCCGGGGCCAAGACACAACGGCAATTCCAGTTTTCCTCATCATCGTCCAAAAGCCCGGGGCCTGGCCCCTGCGCCCCGGACGGGAGAACAAAGTCCTCTGTCAAGGGAACCGAAACCCCCTCCATTTCCCGGTGGGTATTACGAACCTTATCGTCCCCAGTTGTGAGCCAAATTTTGTTCATAATACCTTGTTCGGCAAAAGCTCCTATCTGGCCATCGGCAAACTCGCTAGTTACTGAGAGCCTTGCCGCGGCTATGACTGTCCTGTTATAGAGCAAATCATAGCGTTGAGCGAGCCAATCTGCAAATTCCTCATCGGTAAGACCCTCTGGGAATTCCTCTACTATCTCACGCTCAAGCGCATCAAGCATAAGGGCATAGCTTCTCTCAGCGCGTTGGAAGCTTACCTCCATAACACGCTCAGTCTGTTTGAATTCAATCTCCCAATCTGGGAGGTGTTTCCCCGTCTGAGCAAACCCAAAGCCCATGCCGGACGCATAAGCTCGTTGATGTAAGAGGGCCACGGGTCTAAACCCGGGTTTTTGACTTCTCATCTCGGCTATGACCTCACGGGCTTTTCTCCGCATGTCCGCATAGGGGATTCCTTCTATGTGTGATATGAATTCTCCTATGACGGCCCCGTAAGCCACCTTGCCCTGGCTTTCTAGCTTTCGCTTTACTTTAAGAGCCTCTCTCCTATATGTGGCCTTAGTGAGGGCTTTCTTCTTGAGAGACTTTCCTAGCTGTGGAGTGTAGAATCCTTGCTGTGTCAGTATTCTTAATACACTTAGGGGAATATTGCCCCACTCCACCTCATCATATCCCAGCTCTCGCCTGGCCTCGTTAATCGTAATAATGTCCTTTTCGGTCAGAGAGAGGATGTTTTCACGGATAGCGTCCGGATCGGGCGAGACTGGCAAAGTCAGATAAACCTGTGCCGGCCTTCCAAACCGGGGCGTTATGTTCGTGAGAGCCTCAGCTATGAGTGTAAGAATAGGAGCTATAACATTCTCGCGGTAAACCTGCCGGTTGGCCTCAGCGTTGGCCCGATTAACATCCTTTACAAGCCCCAGAATTGAGGCCGGGACACCAAACACTCCTAAGATTCTGTCCCGCACGGGGTCATAGGGCATTTTCCCGGCCATTTCGCCGGGATTAAGACTGGACAGGGAAATCATCTCAGTCCCAGGGGGTAAAATAGCCGGTCGGCCAGCATTCGCGGGGCCCTCGTGGAGAACCTTGAGCTCCTCTATGAGTTTATCTATCTCCATGCCCGTAATCTCAGAGGGAATTCTCACGCCGTATTGGATGTGCCACCACTTTTCCAGGATTGACTTTGTCCACTGCCATGAGAGTTTATCGGCCTCCACAACATCTTGGAGGGCCTGCATAGGGGAAATAGTCCTCGTAGGATCGCCGGGATGATAACGGGCTATAACGAGAAGGCTATCAAGACCCAGCTGGAGAGTCCCTGTCCTGTAGCCCACTATCCTGGCCGAACCCTCGCGAGAAAGAACCGGCTGTGCCCCGGGCAGGGGTATCATGTATTCGTCTGTGAGCCACCAGACTGCACGGCCCTCAGTTTCTAGAAGCCATGTGGTCTGGTATAGGAATTCCCTCAGGTTGTAAGGATTGGGAGTTATGAGATAATCAGTGAGCTTATGCTGGATGGGTCTTTCGCCGTCATAGACCTCTATGATTGCGGTTTCTATATCTTGGCTAATCCGGTTTAAACATGCAAAGACCCACCCGGTAATATTCGTGTCTACACTGAGACTACGGAGAGACCTCAGGAGCGTCCAAAATTCAGAGCCAGAAAGCTCCTTTTCCCTTACCGGGGCCTTTGGTTGTTGCCAAAATTTCCAGTTTATTCTCATTCAGTCGCAAATTATTACTCAAGCTATGTGGAAATAAAAGCTATTTTTCGTTTCTGATACGCTCAATTATCGCTTCCCAATCTGTCGTCTGGCCTACAACATAATAGCTTACATGCCTGAGGGCTATTCCCCTAGCCTCAAGCCTTTCCTTTATGCGCGTGATGTAAACCCGGGCCATTGCCTTGCTTACATCCCACTTCTCACAGAATTCCTGTATTGTGAACCGGCCCTTTTGAATGGCCCATTCACACGCGGCGTTTATCTTAGTTTCTCTAGCACCTCTAGCCATGTCTGGGCAGCTCCTTTAGAAGCCCGGCCCCACACTGCCAGGGCCAGGGCATCTCCTATGTCCGGAGAACGAGCCAGCTCGGATTTCGGTTCTAGCTTTATCCGTCCGCGGCTATCAAAACCATATCTCACTGACATCAAATCATCATGTAGCTCTCGGTTATCAGGGATTGCAAGCCATTCCTGAAGGGCCTCTCTCAGTGTCCACCAGAGCTCTGCCCTCATATTCGCGAATCTGTCTCCCCTTACAGCTCCAGCACCAAAATTCACGCCCCTTACCGGGATGTTTTGCTCTCGCAGTCTATCCACAACCCCACCTCCTAAACCTGTCTCGTCAACAACAATCTGAGGCCGGCCCTCTTGTTCCCACAGGGCTATGATTTTACCTGTCGTGGCCATAAGGTCTGGGATTTGCCAGGTCTCAATTCGTGATACACTATTTCCTCGTATAACAGCTACAGCTGTCCTATCCTCACCACCGCGGGCCACATCCACACCTATGACGGCCTCTCCGGCCGCCACCAGCTCTCTCTGGGTGGCTATGGAGATTATGCTCCACGGGATTACTATGTTCTCCAGGTTCTCAGGGAATTGACCTAAGACCCTGGCCTGATATACGGGGCTATCTTCTCCATATCTGGTTATGACCTCGTTTATTGTCTCGCGGGTAATGCCGCCGGGGAAAACAATCCGTCCCTCTTTTACATTTGGGAAATCTAGAGCTGATATGGCCAAGCGGGTATAATGAGGGTCGTTCCAGGCCTCCCACAGAGGGCCACGAGGCTCCAAGGGATTCCCGGATATGACAACCTTCTCAGGGGACATGGCTATGATAACCTCAGGAAGCCAATCCGGGACACCGGAGCCCTCATCCACAACAACGAGAACATGCTCGCCATGAAGACCTTGAAGCCGCTCCTTAGCGTTTGTAGAGACGGCCCATATCCACCTATCCCGGTATTCAATCCTGTCTTGGACAATCCTGAGTAGTGTTATTCTCCTAGCCAACGAGGAGGTATAGCGCCACAGACCTCTTTGAAGCTGACCCCAGGACGCGGAGGTTATGATAGCCATAGCACGGGATCGCGTGAGAAAATAATGCATGACGGCCAGGGAAATGGCATGACTTTTACCAACACCATTAGCTCCTATAACAACCACACGAGAATTCCGGGCCACGGCCTCTAGGATAGCCCGGCCACCCTCCCATAATTCCTGGTTCCATAGAGCCCGGGCCAGGGCCACAGGGTCAGTCTTGGCCTTCTGAAGTGCTGTCGTTATCATCTAATAGTCCTCGTATTAGGGGACATCCTTCTGGGATAGGGCCACCGGACATGGCCGGACACACGCCCTCCCTCATAACCTCTGCTCTGGCCTGTATAGCTTCTCCTATGGCCCTGAGAACGGTGCCTATCACTGAGGCCCGTCTCAGCTTTGCGTCCGCGGCCCGCGAGGTCGCTATGAGAGCTGAGGCTAGTTCTTTGACTGAGCCGCTATCCTTTGCCACCTCCATGATACGCTTCTGGAAAACCTCAATAAATTGTTGATCTATCTCTGAGCGCTTGAGGTCTTTCTCTAGGGCACCCTGTAAGAACACCAGAAAGTCCTCAGGGGCTATTTGCTCCACGGGCTTACCAGCTTCTTTGGCGATTTCGTCCAGGGCCTTGGCTTTGAGATTTGTCTGTCTTGCTTTCTCCCATTCCTCTTTATTTGCCCACCTGTATAGGGTAACTAAGTGAGGAACCTTAGGGAATTCGTATTGAAGAGCTCTGTAAGTATAGTCCATAGCTTCACTTACATGGCCCGGATAGGAGATGTAAATCTCACGAGCTCGTTTTCTCAAGCTCTCAGGCCAGTGTGGTTTCCCTGTCATATCAGAATAGGGGGTGAATCCCCTTTTGCATTTTTTTTGCATTCTAGGTTGCTTCGTTCGCATATTATACTCCTATCCCTTGTCTGACAACAACCTCATAATGTAAATAATGCAAAAGTCAAGCCTCCTCGTCCTCAAAATGGACTTTACTCATGGTTTTACCTCCTATATGGTTATCACCTCGTCAAACCACTCACTTATACCAACCTCCTGAAGACACCTTCTTATGAAATCAGGTGAATAACGAGGTATCAGACCTAAGATTAACCTATGCTCATATGACCACACGATAGACATCCCATATGGGAATATCCCTTTTTCGCGGACGATAACCTTTTTCAACATCTTTATCCGCTCTATGACCTCATCCCTGCTAGCGTGAGTTTTACTTTGTATTTGCCGTATTGTAATCTCGTCTATATCCGTCTCATCAATCAACCTGAGCATGGTCTCCTTGTCCTTGAACCTCTCGTCAAACCACGCGTCTAGCGCCCTAAGGGACTTGAAGGATGCTATGAAGCTATTATACGAGGATATAAGAGGAGAAACCCTCACATGATATAACCGGCCATCAATCCACTCCTTCTCAAGCTCTAGGCCGGCTTTAGCTAGCTTCATCCTCACAGCTTGTTCTGTTAACCTTTCCATGGTTTACACCTCCTCGTCTTGTTTAACCTTTTCCTCTTCTAGGGCTTTCCGTTGTTTCTCCCAAAAGGCTCTCCAATCCTCACGCCACATAGGCCTAAGATGATCATGGGCCTCTTTTACCATGCCAATGAGATAGTCTATCCCACAGAAGAATGCCTTATCCACAGCACTTACCAGCAGGAATACCAGCATCGCTTGAGGAAATATTTTCCTTCTCTTCTTGGTTGCCCTGCTGTTATACTGCCGGGTTAGCTCTTCTATCTTTCGCCATAGCTCTTCTGGGATAGTTATTTCTCCCAGGTTTTTCCCTAGTTCCAGCTCTTTCCATATCTCTGACGGGTTTTTCATGGTCTTACCCCCTTCTTTCGCTTGACTACCTCCAGTGCGTCCCTGCTAGAGATTTCGTCCTCGCTCAGAAGTGGCTCCCCGGTCTTTTCAATTCTCTCAAGGAGAACATGGTTTAGCCGCCACAGAGCCTTTATTACCTCGCAAGCTTCCTCCTCGTCGTCTTTATACTTCGCTAAGAGCCATTCGCTCATGATTTCCTGAGCATATTCTAGATCAGGAAAATCCCTGTCGTCTGCCAAGACTATCAGGAGGAGGTGAAGACCATTCACGATCCTCCTGGCCTCATCTGTGCTTAGGGTTATGGTTATGGTCTTGTCTGTCATGGTTATCCTCCTTTCTTGAGCGCCTTGTCCTTGACCTTATCTTTGTATAATATTCTACCGCCTCGTCAATCCAGGTGAAGAACTCATCCAGCACCTCGTCTCTATATCGTTTTGCACCTTCAAAGTCCTCACGAGCAACAACTGCACCACCAGCTTTGTAAGCTATCACAGACTCAGTCTCACAGCGCTCTTGTTTGTTAGGCAGATCCGGTATGTAAACCAACATCGTCTCAATCACACATACATGTTCGTTAAAGTTATCCCGGAGAAACCGCTTTAACTCGTTATACATCTTGTCGGTTATCCTAAGGAGATGTCCATGCACCTTCACATTACCATAGTCGTAGTAATAGACTGCTTGCAGGAACTCATAGTGGGGGAACTCAAAGTGGAATGCCCCCCAAGAGCCAGGTGGGGTATCCAAGTCAAGCAGATGTTTAGGGGCTATCGCCACCACAGTCTCTTCTTCGCATGAAAAGAGACTATTCCAGCTTTCCAGATCAGACAAGGGCTTAGCGGGCTTCTCAGACCTGGGGTATTCCAGGCGGATGAAAAGCTCCATCTCGTTGAGTATCTTCTCCACCTGAGCTGGTGTAAGCTCAGGGCCTAGCATGGCGATGTTTACGGTTTTGTCTGTCATGACTTCACCTCCTTTTGTTTCTTAGCTTTTTTGGCCTCCCGCCAACAACAGCCGGAACAATAAACCCACACGGGATATTTTGCTCCACAGTTTTTTCTAAACATCGCACTCCACGAGGAAATGATACGGCCACACCATTTGCAATAGCCGTATCTTGATCGGTATTTATCCTCCTTCATGTTTATCCTCCTTTAAAGCTCCGTCAAAATCCCTGCCTTTTTCGTCATACCAAGTTCCCCACTCGTGGATCTTACCATCATTTAGCATATCAAGCACCCCCCTATAATCACTGCCGTCGCAGTTTGTTATCGCCGCGAGGATTTGTGGGAGCCAGACCTCCGGGTTCCTATCCACCTCTATGGTCAGCTTATTCCTCTCCTCTTTGATGTGGGCCCTACATTTGACTCGCTTCCATTTGTCATATACGGCTATCACTTTGTCCATGGCTTTCCTCCTTCTTGTTCATGTTGATCAGGTGTAATAGCGTTGACGCTGTTAGAATCATAGAGCCCATATCCCTGAGACCTTCACTGATCTTATTGCTCCCCTGTAAGCTGTTCATCTGTAAGCACCAGTTCCTTAGGCCTATGGTTATGTCGTTGTTCTCTGCTATTGCCTTGAACACGCATAACAGGAGAGCTTGGATGTCCTTTACCTCCTGTTCTGACATAGTCAGGTGATATACCTGACTATATTTCCCTTGCTTTGTCTTGATGTTCATGGTTTTACCTCCTTATGGTTTTGGTTTTTTCCTTTAGGGTTCTTTGGGGGTGGAAATCTATCATCGGGTATCTCCTCTAGCCCAAACAGACGGCATAGATATTCCCACTGGGCCGGGTCCATACCCCGTGGGGGTGGTGGGGGCGTATAGTCATCCCTCTCCTCTTTGGTCTCCCCCAGTTCCTCAGGGAACCGGCCAGAGTCATCATCCCTGAGGGACGGGTCTAGAGGAAACTCCTCGGCTTCTAGGGCGTCTAGCTCAGCTGGGGTTGGGCTATTGGGGCGATTGGGCGATTGGTTGTTCTCTTCATTATCAGGACTTATTTTTTCAATCGCCCTATCTGAGCTCTCCCCTGGGCTATTGGGGCGATTGCCCTCCAGAGAATCTGAGGACATTTCCTCTCCTGGGGCGATTGGGGCGATTGGTCTTTCCCCCGGGCAAAAGCAATCGCCCTCCAATCGCCCTTCAGTTTCAGGAACCCCTTCTTGGGAACCCGCACCACCATTAGAGTTTCTTTCAATCGCCCAATCGCCATATATAGGGTAGGGCGATTGGGCGATTGGTTCTCCCCTTGGAAACCAATCGCCCTCTCCTCCTGTGGTCTCAGGAACTTCTTCTTGCTGGAAATCCGCGTCATTATTAGGGTTTCCGTCAATCGCCCAATCGCCCTCATATATACTATGGCGATTGGGCGATTGGTTTCCATTCTCACCTCTAGCATGATATACGAACCCCCTGGGGACTTCCCCGCGGCGTAGTAGAACTGCTTTCTTCTCTTTAGGATTTCCACCTCGGCTTAGTCGGGGAACATAGCCAACCCTGGCCAGGTGTTCCCATGTGTCGCGGTATATTTTCTCAGGTATCCCCTCACTCTTCAGCTTGGCTTTGAGGTCAGATACCGATATTCCCTCTGGCCCGGCCTCCTTGAGGGCCTCTATGATTACCTCCGCGGCATGTCTTTGTTCCTCAGTTGTAAGACCGGCTACACTCTCCACAGAAGCCCCTTTCCACCTAAACCCCTCAGGGGTAATCCCAAAGCTGATTGGCCGGATAAGGCTCATGTCTTTGTAATTGCACTTTACAATTCGCATGATTCTTTCTCCAGTCAGGGGGTCTTGTTCTATGCTTATCACCGAGCGAGCCTTTGCCCTGAAGTCCACGGAACCTAGAATGGGATCACTGCCGGATTTGGGCCGGTGGTAAAGAGCTAGGATTCCGGCGCCAGGAAAAGCCCTATCCAGGATGTTTAGAGCCTCCCTTACCTCGTTGGCCCGGTTAATGTCTATTCGTCCCGGAAAGAACGATTGTAAGCTGTCCAGGATAACAAGATCAGGTTGGAGCCTTTGGCCTATTTCCTGCCACCGGGCCTCCTGATCCGGAACAAGAAGGAGGTTTAACGGCTTAGAGGGAACCAGAATGTTGTCTCCTATCTGGGCCATGTCCACTCCTATTGCGTCTAGGCGATTCCTCAGAATCCCCGCCGCGTCCTCAGTGGAAATAATTACAACACGGCCCCCCTGAGAAGCTACAAAGGCGGCCATGGCTAGGGCGGCCCAGGTTTTCCCAGTGCCGGGATGGCCAGCCATGATTGAGAGGCCATTCCGGGGAATCCAATCCTCAATAACCCACTGAGGGGTCTCAGGCTCCACATGGGACATGGGGATGAATTCCTCGGTTCCTTCATAATCCGCAAAGAATAGCTGAGCGGTCTCAGACAGCTTGGTGAAAGCCTCAGTAAGTTGAGGTTTATCTCCATGCTTGGCGGCCTGAATAATATCAGTGGCCATGCGGATGATCTGATAACGATACCGGCGCCTGAGCAGGGTTTCAACATACTCGTCTATCTGACGCGCTGATAATGCATAATCCTGGAGCTTGGCCAGATATTCACGGCCTCCTATGGCCTGAAGCCACCCGCGGCGTTCCAGTTCCTCTATTATCTGCACTACATCAGGGGTTTTGTTCCCGTTATTATAGAGGGCCTGTATAGCTTGGAATATAAATCTCTCGGCTTGGCCCTTTATGTCATCTATGGTTATGACCTCTAGTACGCGTGGACACTCCTCAGGATAAACAAGAAGTGTTCCTATGAGGGCTTGTTCGGTGGGGTTTGCCTTCATGTTAGTCCTCCTTCTTCTTTATAAGGGATAGGTTTAGGAGGGGACAAATGTTTGTCCCCTCTATTATGCAATATCCCTTGCCTTTGTTAGCCTGTTTGTCCAGACATTCCTTTGCCCTTTTTACGCTGAGCTGAATCGTGGTGAGGGTCGTATCCCCACAGGGGAATAAGACCAGGTCAATCATATCCCCCTGTAATGACGACACCCCTGATATCCTGACCTCTCTCATGGTTTTATCCTCCTTTCTAGGTTTAGAAGCCCTACGCCATATCGGGCTATCAGATAAGCATCCCGGATATGCTCGCGAGCTTGGATGTAGTTTCCCTCTTTGTTGAGAAAGATATCGTATATCTTATTCCATAGCTTTTGATCCAACATTTCCCACTCAAATATACGCCAGAGATCTTCATCTGAAGCCCGGCGTCCCCCTATGGTCTCACGCCATTTACGGGGTTCTACAAGGTTTATAGCCCCTATGCGATGTGCTAGGAACCACTGATATAGCATTCCTGCATAGAACGAACACTTGGCCAGAGAGGCTACATTCAAGGCCTTCTCTCCTACTCTGGCCCATCCTTCCCAGGGAATCTCTAAATATATCACCACAGAATCCCGGCATAGGAAATCCTCTATATGACTTCTCTCGTATTTCTCGTATCTGTTATACCAGACAATACCTGGAGCCGGGATATCTATCTTTCCCTCGGTGAGAAGAACAAGCTCCTCCTGGCATATGACAGCAATCCCCGTCGTAATGCCAGGGTCAATACCTATGATGATCTCAGACATGCCACCTCATAACACCCTCAGGGGCCGGGAATTGAACCCGAACCCCTGAGGGTGATGGTGAAAGGGCGGTTAAGGCGGTCAAATTTCCCTTTCAGTTCTTTCCCTTTCCTTCTCCAAAGTTCGGAGATAGGAAAGGAGGGTATCACGGAGGCCTTCTAGACGAGTCTCTAGAGCCTCCCAGAGTTTTAACTGGGCATAGCTCTCATTTAGCCGGCCGTTCGTGAGGTATTTTAGCTCTGCGGCCGCAGTCGCAGAAGTAAGGGGTTTCCCGTCAGGTCCGGTTGCTGTAAGGGCTTGGTAATTCATGGTCTCTTGTTCCCGCTTCCAGATTTCGGCTTTGGCCCTCTCCTGGCTTGCGAAAGCCAAATAGCCCTCACAAACCAACATAGTATCAGCTACCTCAGACGGAGACTGCGAGTTTATGAGGGCCACAGCATTCAAAATGAACCGGCCTATACCAGGGATAAGCCGGTCAAAGTCCTCTAAGCCAGGAGCCGGTAGAGTTATCCGTTTCTCACCCATCTTCACCCTCCCAGGTTGGCATGATGCCGTGTTGCTCGCACCAGCTAATAAAAGCTGAAGCCTCCTTCTTCGTCATCCCGCGTCGCATCTGTTCGCGAAATTCCTGTAATTCCGCGCCATACTGTTTTTCTATTTCCGGGTGCGCCTTTATGGTGCGCCCCAGTGCGGCTATGCGGTTTATCTGATTTACAGTCGCCATAGGAGGGTAATCTCTCGCGGATGTGGCGGATGTGGGCTTCTCCGATGTTTTCTCCACGCCCCTGTCTTGACTCAACAAGCCCATGTAAGCCTTTTCGCCCACTCCTATTACAGAGAGGGCTTTTTCCAAAGCATTCGTTATTGCTCCTTTCAGAGCCTCGCCAGGGGCCGTATTAGACCTGCTATTGCCAACATGTTGTAAAGTTATTACCTCGCCGTCTGGGGTCCGTAGCGTAGCCTCTACAATAGCCCACGCTGTCCACGATCTATCCTCGCGAGATTCACCATGTTGTAGGATTTGCGTGCGCCGGATGATACCTCCGGCTTCTCTAATGGCCCGGAAAACATATGCCGGGCTATAACCCCTTAGAGTATCATAGCCGGCGTCATATTCCTGGATAGCCTCCGAGCCATAGCTATCCAGGAGTTCGTTTACCCTGCGGATGAACTCATCCATGCTTCACCTCCTTTTCTTTATCCAGAAGGCCGTTCACGGAAATGGCCTTCTTTGCGGCTTTCTCCACAGCTCCACGGACGGCCTCTGAGGCCTCCGTGGAATAGTGGTCTCCCGTATACTGGATGTCCACCTGCCCCTCATCGGGGGTCTTGAGGATAACCTCTATCTTTACTATTGCGGTAAAATACCGCTCTCTCATCTTACACCTCCTTATCTTGTATCCCCGGTTTCATCGTTATGGCCGGGGACGGCGGCTATGGGTCTCATCGTTATAGGGTCTATCTCAATTCTTGCCTCACAGAGAGGGCAAGAAACAAAAGCCCGGCACTCTCCATGCCGGGCCTGATACCAGACGCCCTCAGGTTGGACATCTTGTTGACACTGAGGGCAGTATACCACCCGTCTCTTTTCTTTCTGTTTCATATCAGTCGTCAACCTCCCATTCCCCTGCCCGTTGCCAGGTTAGGTATTCTATCCCTTTTTTCACCGCATTTTCCACCTCGGGGTCGCCCTCGCATAGAGGAACTAAGACATCCCATATCACCACCAAAGCCCAGTCTGTTTTGTCATCGTCGTCGCACCAATCTAGGGTAGGCCACTCTAGCGCTAGCTTCTTGGCCGCTTTTTTTATTTCCTCTAAGTTCATCTTACGCCTCCTCTTGGGAAAGAACTTCCCAGTAGTAGAGTGGAGGCACCTCTGAGAAATCTCTGACAAAGTGCGCCTCCACTTCCGCTTCGTCTTTGCCTTTCGCAATCAAGACCAGGGTTTTAGTGATCCTTACACGGCGAGGTTCCTCCCAATAAAATTGGGGCGGAAACAGATCAACCGCAAAACCATTTTCCCTGAGCGTCTTCACTAGCTCCTCTATTGCCTGATATGTCTCCTGGTCCTGTAAAGAGCTTGAAAACCAGGAGACGGCTTCTTCTATGCTTTTCAGCTCCTTCATCATAGCCTCCTTTTCTTTTGCATGGGTCAAGAACCCTCAATCACAAACAAGTTCTTGACTCCTATGATCGCTCCCTTCTCGTCCCTGACGGGTTCGCCCGGGACGAGGACTATGAGTTCCGGCCTCTGCTCTTTGAGAGTATAGGCCACCAAGCTGGAGACTATGACAACATCTCCAGGTTCCAGCTTCAGCTCGGTGGGGATGATCTTGACCTCTCCTAGCTCACGCTTGTAGAGGTCAACCACATGCCCCTCAAGCCAAATAGTGCCCGCAGGGGCAAGTTTCTCCTCAAGCCTAGCAGTATAACCACTAGGCTCTATGACTACATCATCTCCACCCGGTATCTTTATTACTATCGGGTGAGGAGTGAAGTTATAAACCTTCATCTTATCCTCCTTTGCCCGATTTAGCCCTCGGAGCCGGGGGTTTATGGTTATGGGATTTGTATAGCGATACTATGGGCCTATGACCCCGGAGTTGTTGCAACGCTCCGGGGTTTATTTGAGCTAAATTAAAACGCCGGGCTACCAAGCCAAGCCCGGCGCTTTCTTTTATTCTTTTATATCTTTTCGGCTTCATCTTTGGTGCCGGTCAGAGGGTCGGACTCCTGACCGGCACACCCACGCCACTTTACTCGTGTTCCTGCCCGCATTCGCATTCCTGTTCGGGCCTTTTGGCGCGATCGCGATCCGGTTCGCGCCAAAAGTGAAGCTCCCTGCAGTGATAGCAATGGGCCTTGTCTATCACTGCATTTATGATAGCCGCGTGTTCGGTTTCTATATCCCACGCGGCTTCGTTATTGATGCCCATATAGGCATCAATAAGCCTGAGGGGAATCAACCCCGTATTTGGGGTGATTCCCTTAATCACATCCCGCACTTCAAATAAGGCGGCAACCCACTGCCGCCTATAGCGGCGGCAGGTGGCGATTTTCATGCCCGGACGGACTACAAATAGCCCGTGGGCACCACAGGACAGGTGGCCACGCTTCCTTACATATATGGGCACCTTAGGTTGCCCGTCTCTATTGCCCACCACTTGGGCTTGACCCAGGTGCGTGCTGGCCCCCCCGAATTCCCAAATTGCGGGCAGGCCCTTTCCCGCGGTTGGTATATATTCAATATACCAACCGCGTTCCTGTTCCCATCTGACCACATCATACAATTCCGATATGACTGGGAATGTATCCCAGTCATTCCACTTGCCCGTCCGGAGTAAATATATCAAATGAGACCTCGTCATG